CGGCTTCAGCACGCGTTCCGCGAAGTCGTCCAACTGCATCGTCAGTTCGGCGGTCGTGAAGTTCACGCCGATGTGCTTCTGCGACGAAACGGTCAGGGTCGTGTACTGCTCGTTGTCGTCCTGCACCTGAAGGGCAGCGCCGTCCGTGACCAGAGCGCGGTCGGGCAGACGGATGCGCAGGGTCGAGCCGATCTTAGCGCCTTCGACGGCGAAAGAGTCGTCATACTGACGGTTGACGGTGCGGGTCAGGACAAGATTATTCTCAAGGATCTCAAGAGCCTTGCGAGTAATCATATCAATAGTAAGAAGTGAGTTAGACATCCTTTATCTCCGGTTTTGCGCTTCCCACTTCTTGATCTGCCGCTGCCGTTCCGCTTCTATCCAATCCGACGTTGACATTGACTTTAATGACCGGGGGTCAGTCGTGTCATACCGTGGGCCTGAGTTTGATCGGGTAGCCGTGACAGGAGCAAGCGGTGCGGGCGCGGATGATGTGCGCTTTGTCGGCGGGTTCGAGGTCAGATTGACTTCGATCTTACCGATTTCCTTCGCCTGCAAGACAGGCGGCAGACGGGCTATGCGTCCGGCTTCTTTCGGATTGGAGCCAAGGTAATAGATTACCTCCGGCCCAATATCCGAAGCCTGGATGGCTTGAGCCATTACGTCCGTGACGGGGAGGCTGGGATTATACGCGACTTGTTCAAAGTCCTCGTATCTATCCCGCGCTTCCTCTTCACGGTCGCGGTATGACTCCAAGATCGCCGCCTGCTGCTGTGCGGCCTCTCGCTGTGCCAGTAGTTCCTGAGCGCGCTGGTTGGCCAATGCTTCCGCATAGACCTGGGCGTTCTCAAAATCATCCGGCGCAGGTGGAGGTGCTGCCGGCTGTCTAGCCTGCTGCTCCGCAAGCCGTTGGGCCTGCTCTCTTTCCCATTTGCGCTGTTCTCTTGCAAGGCGCTTGCTGACAATCGCGTCCAACTCTTCTTGAGAGAACGATTTTGTCTGCTGCTGTTCCTCCGGCGTCGATTCAACAGATTCCGGTGCCGCCGTGGCTTCCGGTTCCGGCGCGGGGCTGATCTCCGCTACAGCCTGTTCGTCTTCCATAGTCACCTAGCTTTCCGGCCAGTCGGTTTACAAAAATTACTCTGCTTCCGCTTTGTCGTCAATAAGACCTTTACCGATCTCTTGGATCTTGGCCGCGAGCGGCAGGGCTTCATTGGCGACTTGAAGACCGCCGGCCTTCGTCGCGATGTCGAGCAACTGCAAAAGTTTCTGTAGTTCTTCTACTGTAAACATAACCTTCTCCAAGGTTGTCGGCCCGGTGGAGAACTGGCGCGAGCCGAGCCGACCGCCTCTCGCGCCAAGCTTGTTAATTAGACGGCGCGCTCATGTCGGGAGCCGGCGGGGCGACCCACGGCAACGGAGGGCTGACCACGGGCGGATTGATCTGATCCGCAATCTGCTGGTCGAGCGCTGCGACCTGCGCCGCGAGCGTTTCCGTGCCAAATGCTTCCTCAAGCCAACCGATAACCTGTGCTTCCGTGAGATCAGCATAGGGCGTGAACGGCGCGTCAGGATCAAGCGTCACCGCCTGCGAACCGTATATATCGCCGTTGTGGCCGTTGCCGTCAGTCGCCTGACGCCGCCAATGACACGTAAAGACGACATCTCGTTTGCCGTCCTGTTCTGGATAGCAGTCGAGTTTGCTGATTACCCATGTGTATGTGTTAGCCATTTGCGGCCTCCAGTGCAGTTACTTTAGCCGAGAGTTCTTGAATGGCTTTTATGATCCGCGTTTCCATTACAGAAATCCCGCCAACTGTTTTATAGCCATTTTCATCTTCACCAATTACGTCAGGATATACGCTTTCAATTTCTTGGGCGATAAACCCTATGCAGTTTTTTTGTCCTTTGATGAAATCGAATTTACGCGGCTTTAGTGAAAGAATGTTGTCTAGCTGTCCTTCAACATCGACAATGTTTTCCTTAAGCCTAGCATCCGACGATGCGGTAAACTGGAGATTACCAGAGCCATTGCCGGTAATATACCCACCGACGCTTCCTGCATTATTGTAATAGAACACCGCGTATTTTGCTGATGTTGTGTTGTTGTTATCAAACTTGCTGATAAAATAAACAGGCTGTGCTACGTCGCCGGATTGTGCTGAAATTGTTCCAAGAGCAAATGAGGCGTTTGACTTTGCATATGCTTGAACTGAGATAGCGCCAAAACTAGATGTATCTCCAACTAATAAATATCCGCCGCTTGTCAGCGTCATCGCCTGCGTGAAGCTGATGGCAGAGCCTGCGGTGCCGGAGGCAGCAGTTCGCCAAACATGCGCACCGTTTAACTGGTAGTATTGAGAAGCGTAGTTATTGGCCCTATATGTCCAAGCCAAAGAACCATAGTAGCCATTGGACGTAAGATAGACGTTATCGCCCTCAGATAAGATGCTCGCACCAAGAACCTGAAACGCTTTACCTAGCGTCCAAGCACTCGGCGTAACACCCAGTCCTAAATTTCCTGCGGCGTCTAGGCGCATAGATTCGGTGCCGCCTTCGACAAACCCAATCGTGTCAGCAGCGGGAAAGTAAATGCCTGTGTTCGTATCGCCGGTTGTCGTAATGCCCGGTGCGCCGACCGTGCCAGCCGGGAAGATGGCCGAAGTCGTAAACGTGGGCGACGTGCCGAGCACGACAGAACCTGTGCCGGTAATAGTATATTCACCCAGCACGCCAGCGTTGTTATACAGCACGCGACCAGACGTGCCGCCGGTGATCGCCGTCGTGCCAACGTCAAGATCAACGCCAAGCGCGGTCGGATTCGTCCACGTCGTTACGCCCGCGCCGTTAGTCGTCAGAATGTAGCCGTTCGTGCCGCCGCTCGTCGGCAGCGTCATCGACCAAGTGCCGGCCGCCGCCGCCGTCTGGAGCGTGACAACGCCGCTTGTGCTACCGGACAGCCCCAGCGTGCCAGCCGCCGTGCCCGCAAGACCCAGCGTCGGCGTGCGCGTCGCAGAGATCGTATCGGCGGCCGTAGCCGACAACAGCGCGCCCTGCGCAACGGTCGCCAGACCCGTGCCACCGGACGTGACTGCCAGCGGAGTCGTGAGCGTCAGGCTCGACGCGGCGAGCGCGCGGCCAGCGGTAAGGTTAGCGATGGAGACTTGCTTTGTCGTGGCCGACTGCACAATCGGCAGGACTTCCGTGCCGTCTACCGGGGTAGTTGCAGCAGGAAGCTGGGAAATTTTTACGTCGGCCATTTTCTAGTCCTTAAAAAGAAGCAACGCGGTCTTGGAACGCCTTGATGCGGGCGTCGAGCGCATTCCGATCCGATTCAATCTTGGCTAACGCTTCGACGACCTTAGCTTCGCGGGCCGTGACGACCTCTTCGCGTGTCTTCAGCGCCGCTTCAGCCGCGATGATCGCCTGTTCGCGAGCCGCCATGATCTTCTCAAACTCTTTCGCGCGCTTGGTCACGTCTTTGTCGCGGGCGTCAGCGTCAGTCGTCACCTTCTTGGCGTTCTCGTGCGCCGTCTTGGCTTCCGCAATAATAGCGTCAGCTTGCGCTTGCGCAGCGGCCAATTCGCCAGCCGCTTTCGCACGATCCGCAAGAGCAGCCGTAGCAGCCGACAACGCGCCCTGGCGCTTGGCCAGTTCGTCGCGGACTTTTACATACTGCGCGAGATCTTTGGGGAGCTGTTTGGTGAAATACTCAATCGGATCTACGTCCGACGATCCGCCGATGAACTGCATGATGACCTCAGACGTAGTAGCTGATGTTGACCTTGGCGCTGCCGGCCGTCTCGATAAATTTGATCTTTTTCAGGTCGCCGTCGTACTGAAAGATGACGCCAGTTTTCAACAGCATACCAACTGTCGACGTGGGGGCCGTGCCGTCGTCGCGCCAGCGAACGTCCTGCGCTTCCGCGACGATCAGCGCAAAATTGGCCTTCATGTCCATTCCCGTAAGCGGGTCGCGTGCAGGAACGGTGAGCCCCGTGGCCGAACTGACCGAATCAAGTTGCTGGTAGCCAAGGCAGCAGGTAATGGCTTTGACGTTGGCAGTCACCTAGTATCTCCTTCGCTGGGCCATCGAGCGCAGCCATGCGAAATCTTGTTCGAGTCCGGTAGGAGCGGGGCCATAGTTAATTATAACACTGTAGCCGGTGATTGAATAGTCGCCCTTTTGAAGCTCTAGCACACGCGCAAGCCGGATGTCTACATTCTGGCCAGTTAAAGTGTAGTAGCCCGTTCCAAGCGTCTGAATACGGGTTTTGATGATGTCGACGGGCTGTCCCGTGACCGTATAGCTGCCGTAGCCGGCGTTGATGGCGTTGCCGCGGTAGATGCCGACCGACTGCCCCGTGACCGTGTAAGAGCCGTAGCCGGCGTCGATTTGCTTGCTGCGCTGGAGGTCGACCGGGTAGCCTGTTACGAAATACTCGCCGCCGCAGCCCGATAGCTGAAGGATGACCTGCGCAATGATGTAGTCGCCGTCTTCAGTTATTAGCGGCCAGCCGCTCTCGGTCAGCAGCCGGGCGTTATAGTCGAGGACGGCCCAGATCTTTTCGCCGTCTTCCGTAATCAGGAACTTGCCATCTTCGGCAAGGAGATACGCGCCGTCATCGGGCCCGGTGACAATGATCTTGTCGCCTGCCTGAGTAACTAGATAATCGCCGTCCTCCGTGAGCAGGAGGGAGATATAGAACATATCATCACGTCGCCTGGAAGGTGCCGTTGACCGAATCCATCACGACGGTGACGCTCTCCCCTGCTGACACAAGCTGACTAGAGCCGTAATCCCAATAGGCGACGGGCGTGCTGGTCGTCGAATCCCACAGGATCGCGTAACGGAAGGTAAAGCCGCTGCCCGTGGCCGTCCATGCGGCCGGATTGTTGAGGACTAGCTTGTAGACGCCGCCCGTCTGGGTCGCAGACGCCGGGGTCGCCGCGTTGCCGCCGGCCGTATAGCCGCCCGCGGTCGGCAAATCAGTCGTGCCAGACACGAAAGTCGTGTCGGCCGGGTTAACCGTCGCCGCGAGCGCCACTTTCCACGCGTCCGTGCCCGAATTGATGTTCTCCATAAGAGGTTCAATGGCGGCCGGATACTTTGTGTATGTCGCTATCGGCATGATTTAGGCCAAAAATTTGAGTTTATAGAGCGTCGAGAGGTATAAACCGACAATTTCGTCGATAATGTTCTGAAGCGCCGTATCGTCGTATTCTTCGCGCTCTTTTTCGACTTTTTTTAGCGAATCTTCCAAGAATTCGACGACATTATTGGTTTTTTCGGCCGAATGCAGCGTAATCGGCCCGATTAGGCCGTATCTGCCCTGATAGGCTTCCGCCAGCGTGTCCGCGAGGTCGATCACGGCCGGGTAAAACTTACCCAGCGCCTTGTGTTTGGCGAAGGATCGCGTGTTTAGATGCACGGAATGCGTCACATCGCGCGCCAAGAACAAATGTCCGATCAGATCCGCGCAACTCATTGACCCATCCCCTGCATTGGCGCGCCGCCAGGCACTATATCGCCCGTATCCAGCGCTGCCGCTATCGTGCCCTGCACTATATCCTGCACCTGCTCAGGCGTCAGGCCGCTTTGCATAGCCGACAAGCGCTTCGTTTCGGCGTCATAAGCCTTAATCTGCGCGTTCTGCTCGTCAATCTTGAGTTTCTGTATCTCATAAGACTGAAGAACCTGCTGCACCTGCGCTTTGGTTTCTTCCATCGCCTGCGACATTTGCATGATCTGCTGCCGCATGACCTGCGCTTCCGGCGATTCGTCGGTGTTTTGAAGAACGCGCGGGTCGAGCATCTTTTCGAACCGCTTGGCCATCGTCTCTGCGCCCGGCCAGTCCATGTTCTTGACGAACAGGTCGCCTGCAACGCCCCACAGCGCGGGGTTCGTTTGCAGGATCTGGCCCATCGTGTCCATCGCCTCCTGCTTACGGGTCATGTAGCTGGGGCCAGACGACACATGCACGTCATAGGTGCCGACGTTCGGGTTGTAGATCTTCATGATCTCCACGCCCTGCTCGTCGACAACGCGGCGCACCGCCTCCGGCTGGGCCGGGTTGATGCGCGCCATGTCGACTTCGCCCTCGACGTTGATGATGCGGGCGACGCGCTGCGTGTCGTAGATCTTCGGGATAAGGTCGACCAACTGCCGCGCGACGTATTTTATCGCCCGAGCAAGGTTGTCAACATAATGATACGTACTCGTGTCTCCTTGCCTCTCCCGAGCGAGGATCGCACGCCCTGTGCGTTCATTGGAGGTCGCCCCAATGCTACTGTCGTATTGGCCGGTGGTCGATTTAATATCTTCCCCCGCCCCCATTTTAGCTTGAATGAGTCCCGTCTGGGCCAGAGGCGGCTGCGCGCGCTCAGGAAGGGGAAGAGGGTTTCCAGCACCATCGCTAACGTCCGGGTTGACCTCAAGATACGGCCAATTGTTCGTATTGGCCGTCTTCCACTGCATTTCGTAACCTTCGAACTGGCCGCCATAGCCAATGAAAGGCGCTTTCGGGGCCAGCGCGAGCATTTCCGCTTCTTGGCTGACCCAGTAGTTATACATGCGCTGCGCGTCCTTCGCGTTGCGCACAAGTCCACTTATGTAGATCTGTCCGTCGACCTCGAACTCGTTGCCGATGACGCGCACGACGGGAATGTATTTGCCCGCCCACTCGCGTTCCTCAAGCACTTCGTAACCGTTGGTCTTGATCCACATGACCCGGCGGCGCTCGCTCTCACGCGACTTGATTGGTTTGCCGTAAGCCGCTTTGAGGCGCTTGTCTTCTGGCGTGCCAGAAAACGCCGTCACATTGTCCGGGTAAAGGTTGAGCGTTTCGCGCTTGCTGTCGATGTAAAAATACTCAGCGATGCGCACCGTTTCCTGGCTGACCCACATGCTCAGCGTCTGGTCGCCCACGCCCTGCGACATCATGCCGGTCACAGGCGTCGCGTCGGGGTAGAGGTCTTCATATTCAGCTTTCGGCACGTCTTCCGTAATGAAGCAATAGCGCGCGTCCTGACCGCACGGATCTTGAATCATCGGATCCATGTAGACGCTAAAGCTGCTGCGCACGCGGCCGATGCGAATGTCCTGCTCGAACGAATTTTCGTTCGTGTATTCCGTCAGGATGCGGATATAGCCTTCGCCGTATGTGACTTGGTTATCGCAGGCCGTGTCATAGGCAACGTCAGCATCTGACATATACTCGATGTGCCGCACGATGCCGTCGAAGATTTCCGCGACCTCTGGGTCGGCGTTGTCGTCGGCCGGGATGACGCGCGCAGTCGGACGGTTCTGGCGTTGCTCGTTCGTCACGAGACGCACATGCTGCGGCAGCTTGTTGATCGTCAGGCACGGGCGTGCGTTAATCGTCTGGCCCTGCACCGCGCCGCGTGTCGCCAGCACGTCCGCCGGCCATTGCCACGCGTTGTCTGGCGAGCCCGCCATAAAGCGCAGGTCGTCTAACTCGTCTTCGCGCGAGTCCGAATAGGCCGCCATCGCCACCGTAAAGCGGTGACGCATGGTCGCAAGCCGGTCATCGTCTGGGTTGTCAGAGACCTTACCGGCCGCTACGACATCATCACTTGCCACAAGACTTGCCCTTCTTCATCGCTGCCCGCTTGGTCGAGTAGGCGATAGCGACGGCTTGCTTCGGCGGCTTGCCGGCCTTGATCTCAGCGGCGACGTTCTTACGGAACGCGTTCTTGCTGGTTGACTTGACTAGGGGCATTAGTGTCCCATCCATCCTGAAGAGGCTGCGTTGCCACCATACGTTACGCGTGGCCTGTTGTCCATTGGTCTGGCCTCCCTGTGCGCCACAGGATACGCGAACGTCACGGCGATAGCGTCCGCGGCGTCTGGTGAGGCCAGCCCACGCGCCTTCATGTCTTTCTTGCTCTCTAGGAATATAGTCCCTTTACTGTCGGGCTTCATCATTGGGCCTGTCAGGTCGCTCTTTAGGAAGCGGTCGTTTGGGATGCTGGCCGTCTTCAGCCACTCCCGCATGGCGTGCCACATCTCGGCGCGTTTGTTCCCGAACATGATCGGACGGGAGGACTTGCTGCCGAAGTTGACGCCCCTGATCTTGTATCGCTGCTCCTTCAGCCGGTCGACC